GGGTACAAATAGCTGATGCTGGCGCTGGTACTACTGGAACATTGCAGCAAGTAACAACTAATGGATCTAGTACAAATGTTGGTATATCAGTAACTACTAATGGTATTGGAATTGGAACAGCAATACCGGGCGCCAATATTTTAGACGTACACGGAACAACAGGCGTTTTAGCTCAACTAGAAAATACTACAACACAAAACAGTTTATTATCATTTAGAAATCAATCGGCTGGATATTGGTCAATTGGTAATAGTTATAATACTGGATTAAATGATTTTATTTTATATGATGCAACTAATTTTTTAAATAGAGTAACTATAACAAGTGCTGGAATTTCAACATTTATTGGTAGTTTATTTACAACAAAAACAACAGGAATTTTAACACAATTTGGAAGTTTAACAAATACAGCTGCTGTTAATCATTCTTTTGCACTTGAAAATTCTAACTCTTTTTTAATATCAAAAATTAATACTGCTAATAATACAAATAGAATTATTTTATTAGGTAACGATTCAGTTTTAGGTAATACTATTACAGGTTATAAATTAGATGGAACAACACCAAGTTTTAGATTCAATAGTGATTCATTATCTTATATTAACAATACCAATTTTGCAATAGGTACTGCTACTGATAATGGTTTTAAATTAGATGTAAATGGCACATTTAGAAGCGTTTTAGATGCAACTATTTCAACATATACAAATATTCAAACCAAAATTTTTACTGTTCCAGTTCTTACAACTAATACAATAACAATTAGTGGCAGTGTTAATGGATCAATTCAAATAATGGTAGGTTTATATGCTACACCAAGCCAAACTTTAAGAGCTTTATGGTTTGGTGGTGGTTATTTAGGTAATAATATGCCAGTTAGTGAAGTAGTTAGAGTAAATGCTGGAGTAAATTTTATTATTAGTGCAATGACTACAAATGCTTCTAGTATTTCATTTACTATACAAAATTTGGGCGCGGTTTATGGTGGTGATACTACTTTAACTATTATATCAAATTCGGCAAATCAAACAAAACCAACAATTACAATAACTTAATATGAAAACGATTCAACCTATAACAATTTGGTTTGCTGGTAATTTTTACAATGCTACTTTGTTATCTTTAATTTGTATCAAAGATAATTTATTAAATAGTGCAACATTTTATTATCAATTACAAACTGATACATTTTTATCTATTGCTGACGGTAATTTAACAATGATTTTACCAGATTATGAAACAGATTGGCAAACAAATAACGCTGCTTATTTATGGGCTGCAACTCAATTAGGTTTAACTATAACAGGCGAATATATACCAGCATAATAAAATTTTTTCCTTTCACATTTAATAAAAAAACAATGGACAAAAAACAAGCCCTAGAAATTTTAAAACAAATTTTGGACGCTGCAAGTAAAAGCGGCCTATTTCAAAATTTAGAAGCAAGTATGACAGCAGCCCAGGCTTTCAATATTATTGCAACCGAAATAAATAAAGATAATGGACTTAACACAATTAACGATTAGTGCAATAACTTTTTGCATTATTGCTGGCGGTTTTTTCTTTTCTACTAAAAACAGACTAGATAAAATTGAAAGTGATTTAAACGGCCACAATAAGTTAAATACTGAAATTGTTGATCGTTTAGCCAGGATTGAAACCAAACTTGATTTTTACACTAAAATTCAATAATATGTTTAAGAATTGGAAAACTAGTTTATTTGGAATTGGCGCTGTTATTACAGGCGTTGCTACTATTTTACACGGTGATATTATCGGCGGTATTACTGCAATATTAGGCGGTTTAGGTTTAGTTGCTGCTAAAGATGCTACTAACAACGGTTTAAACCCGTAGGAATGACTAAAACAAACAAATATTTATTAATTGGCGCTATCGTCTTAATTATTACTATGTCTAGCAGTTCAGTATATGCAAGCCTGGCAACTTTTTTAAAGAAATATGAGGAAGATAATAAAGCCGCATTGACTGCGTATAATGACGGTTATAATACCTGGACAATTGGCTGGGGATCTATTTATAATTACGATCAAAATAGACCAGTACAGGAAGGCGATACAATAGACCAGGCCACAGCTGATAGATGGCTACAAATAGAAGCTAAAAGTAAAATGGATGCAGTAAAACAATTGGTTAAAGTTAAAATAAACAATAATCAATTAGTAGCATTAGCAAGCTTTGCTTATAATGAAGGTATTGGCGCTTTAAGTAATTCAACTTTATTAAAACTATTAAACCAGGGACAAGATAAAGCAATTGTTGCTAGTCAGTTCGATAGATGGGTTTTTGCCAATGGCGTTAGATCGCAAGGACTAGTAAATAGGAGAAATGCTGAAAAAGCACTATTTTTGAGTTGATTTAAAGGAATAGTACATAAATGTTTAGATAAAGCCTGGTATTTCTATACTGGGCTTTTTTATGCTCAAAAATAAATTTGGTAGTATGAAATAATTATTGCTAATTTTATATCGGACAAAAAAAACCCAATTTATGACAAAAAGAAATGATGCTGATATTATCAGCCAGTTAGCCAATTACCAGGCAAAAATTTTACAAATTGAAAATTTATTGAAACTTGCGCCTTACAGCGAAGTAAACATTTTCTTTTATGCAAAAGAAATGTTTTGTAGTGTAGATCAGTCAATGTTACCCTTTAACCTGGGAATTGAAATTGATTTGCTTTTGCGTGAAAGCATAAACTATTATGAACAAAAAATAGAAGATTGCAATGCTCAATTACGTTAAAATAATTTATTTTTTTATTGTTGCTGTACCAATAGCAATAACAACTTACACAATTGCACATTTATTGTATCTTTTAAAAAAAATCAAATGAACGACAATTTAAAAAACCCAGCTTTTCCTTGTATGCCAATACAGGATAATTTAGGCAGACTAGTTGCCCCAATACCAGGTCTTACAAAATATGAATTTGCAGTATTACAAATTGTTGCTGCAAAAGATGCTAGCAATAGTTATGCAACGATCAGCGACAAAACAATGGTAAGGGAAGCAATAGAATTAGTAAATGAAATTTTTAAACAATTAAATGATCAAAATGAAAAAGCTGAAAGCCCAGTTATTAGCTTATCTTAATAAGCCAGGTACACAAGCAGTAATTGCTTTAATAGTTGCATTTTATCTTTGCAGCTTACTAGATCATTAAAAAAAATTAAATGGACAATGAAGCAACCCAAGCGCTACAAACCAAACTACTTTCAAGAAAATACCAACCCGACTACATACCACCAGCCGACCAGGTTATTTTTACTATACAGGAAAAATGTATTGGTACAATTCAAAACTTTATCGTTTTTAGTGGTTTGCCGAAAGCGGGCAAAAGTACATTTATTGCCGCTATGATTGCCAGCGCTTTTCAATCCTGGGATGTTTTCGGTATGAAGCTGCATTTTCCTATCGGCCGCCGCCGTATAGCTTATTTTGACACAGAAAGTAGTGATTTTGATTTTTATAGACAAATAGGTAAAATAAAAAAGTTTTGCGGTTTAAACGGTTTGCCCGATTGGGCAGACTGTTTTACCGTTCGCGAAGATAATCCAAAGGATATAAGGGATATGATTAGGCACTACCTGGAAACAAACCCAGATTGCCCAGTTATTGTTATTGATGGGCTGCTAGATCTATTGTTTGATTATAACAGCGAAGTAGAAAGCCGTAAACTGGTTAATTATTTTAAAAAACTTACTAAAATACACAATTGCTTATTTATTGGCGTATTGCACCAGGGTAAAGGCACAGGGGCGCAAACTTTAGGCCATTTAGGAAGTAATACTGATCGCTGGGCACAAAGCACGCTTGAAATTGTAAAGGATCGGGAAAACAATACATTTACTTTACAGCCTAGATTTTTGCGAAGTAGTGATGATTTTAAGCCAGTAGTTTTGACAAATGAAAACGGGGAATGGGTTAGTAGTAATTTTGAAAGTGAAAGGAAAAAACCTGAACAAAGCAAAAGGCCAAAGGATTTTACTCCACTGGATCATAGCAATTTAATGAATGAAGTTTTAACCAATCCTAAAAGCTATAAAAATCTAATTGCTGATATACAGGAACGAACAGCTAAAGGCGCTAATTATGCTAAAGAAATTTGCAAAATTTGGATAGCAAAAAGCCTAGTTAAAAAAGACATTGAAAACAATTATTTAAAAAATTAAAATTTTAAAAAATATGCTAGTAATAAAAAAATGTCCAAATCCATTTTGTGATGCAGTATATCATAACATACCAAAAGAAATAAAAAAATGTGAAGATTGTGGCAATACAATGATGGAAATAAACAAAAAAACATATGAAAAAAAGTACATAAACTGGTATTTTAATTATGATTATTTAACAAAAGAATACTATCATCCAAAAAAGAAAATATAACAATTAGAATTATTTTAAAAAAAATTTAATTATGAAAAAATTATTAGAGTTACAAATTGATTTATTATATCTATTAAATAGTGAAGAATTTACAAGAGATTTTGAAGGACCTATTGGCAATTATAAATATGTTTTAGAAGGTAGAATTGATATGTTAAGTATTATTTTAGAAAAAATTAATAAATTAAAAATGCAAACAAATGACAAAAAACTATAAACGTTTTATTGCTTATATGTTTAGATCAAAGCAATTTAAATTTGTTATGTATAAAAGAGGTTTGCGGATCAGTTATAATAACCAGGTATTAAACGAAACTGATCTAAATTTTTTGTTCGATATTTATAAAAAAACAAATGGCGCAATTAAGCGCCAGTTGTCGGACAATTTCCACAAACCCAATTTGTAAAAATCTTTTCCTTTCAATTCAAATATACGAAATGAAACAATACTATACCGCAATTATTTTTTTTATGCCAGCGCAAGAAATAACACCGCGCAAATATCGAAACATAACTAATATTAAAAAATTTACACTATTTGCAGCCAATTGCGGCGCTTATTATTTTAATTATTATGACAAGGCCACCAAAGAGTACAAAGGCCGCATATACTGCTAAAAATTACATTAACCCCCCGAAAAAAAGAAGCCAGCAATGTTGCTGGTTTTTTTGTGCCTGGTATATACTGGTTTATGTTATTTATTAATACTAAAGGTGAAAGGAAAAAATTGGTTTAAAGTGGTTTAAACCATCTTTTTTATAGTGGTTTAAGTAGTGCGGTTTAAATATATATCTTTTGACTAAGAGTCCAAAGATATATATTTTTAAATTGAAAATTTAACCTACGCGCACTATTTAACAAATTGTTAATAAATTAAATTAAAATTGTTTTTTTTGATTTTTTGTTATAAATTGCCGTAATATGTCAAATAAAACGATATTAGGCGTTGTTTTTGGTAGTGCAGTTGTTTACTGGGCTTATCAAAAGTATATTTTTTCAAATGCTGTTAGTTTTAATATTGGCAAGGTTAGTTTAGACGGTTCATTTTTTAATCCAACTATTAATTTAGATTTAATTATAACAAATCCAACTAACATAACAACTACAATATCAAATATTGCAGCAACAGCTTACTCTAATAATACTTTAAAAATTAGTGATGTGTTTTATAATCAACAAACAGAAATTAAAGCTAACAGCCAGGTTACTGTGCCATTGGTTTTATTTCCTAGTGTAACTGGAGTAATTAATAGTATTAAAGAATTGGTTGCAACAAAAAAAGGTAGTTTTCAATTGAAAGGATCAGCAAGTATTGACGGAATTAATTTTCCTTTTAATCTTAATTATAGTTTGTGATTAATAAAAATGAAATTTTAGGCAAATTAACGCCTTTTAAAAATTACCAGGTAATTGTAAGCCACGATCAAACAGTTGGCGAAATAATAGACGGAATTTTAAACACACACGAAAAGTACAAAAAAGAATACGATAAAATAAGTGAGTATTTTATTGGGGACAACGAAATAGAAACGGCACAAAATATTTGGAATTTTTTAAAATCAAATGTGCCTTATTATATAGAAGATACAAAAAACCAAACATTGCGAAGCCCAAGCGCAATTTTTGCAATGCCTGGAGATTGTAAAAGTTACAGTCTTGCCGCAAACGGGATTTTAGATAGCCTTAATAGAAAAGGCGTTTTTAATATTCCTTTAGCTTATAGGTTTGCAAGTTATAAAGAAAACAACCGAGAGCCACAGCACGTTTTTAGTGTTTTGTATCCTGGTACTAATAAAGAAATTTGGATTGATCCTGTTTTAAAAAGGTTTAATGAAAAACGACAACCTACATTTTATAAAGATAAAAAATTAAAAATGGCACTAATTGCAATGTCAGGCGTTGAAAGCACAAATACAACAGCACAGCTAGAAGCGTATAGGGATAGATTAGTAAATGAAAGGGATAGATTGTTAGTTTCTGGACAAATAACGCCAGGATCAAGCAAAGAACTACAATATAAAGTAGCTATTAATAATGTTACACGACAAATTCAAGATGCTAGTATTAGTGGATTTGGAGAAATTGCAACACAAGTAGGTAGTTTTTATATAGGCGCTGATACTAGCGGATCAAGTTCAGCAGATAATCAAGACAATAGCCAAGCAATTGCAGATACTATCAAATTAGTAACTGAATTATTTGCAAACAAACCAAACCCTAACGATTGGATGGGATGGGATGCTTTAGACGTAAAAATTGGTGCGCCATCAGGCACAAACGTTTTACAATGGGTATTATTAGATGGTGATAGTGTACAAAATGAAGCTTTAAATATTGTTAGTTACATTAAGGCGAAAGGATTAAATAAATTATTAGGTTATTCAACTTGGTTTAATAAAACAATTACTATAAATGATATTGCGGACAAATTAGCCAGGGGCGGTTTTCAACAAGAAGCTGCAATTATTAGATCAGGAAAACAAATAACACCAGTAACGCCAGGAAGTACACCTGGATCAACAACAGTTGCAGGTATGAATATTTGGGTTATTTTAGCTTTAGCTGGTGCAGGAATTTATTTAATAAGCAAAAAGAAATAATGTTTATTATTAACCAACAAGTAAAAAAATTCGGTCAAATTGGATTGAATTTAGACGAAGAAAGCAAGCAAAAAGCACTTAAAACTGCTGGCGCTGCTGCACTTGTTGCTGCTAGTGGTGGTCTAAATGTTGCAGCAGATGCAGCTTTATTAATTGCGCAGATAGATTTAATGTTTTCATTATTTAAAAACAAACCAAACCCAAATGATTGGATGGGATGGGATGCTTTAGACGTAAAAATTGGCGCGCCAATTGGAACTAATGCTTTACAATGGGTAATATTAGACGGTGATAGCGTACAAAATGAAGCGTTAAATATTGTTAGTTATATCAAAGCAAATGGCACTAAAAATTTATTAGGATTTTCAAAATGGTTTAATAGAAATATTACTATTAATGATATTGCGGACAAATTAGCCAGGGGCGGTTTTATTGAGGAAGCTAATTATATTAAATTACAGAATTTGCCAGTAGTAACTAATGTTACACCACCAGTACAAACAATTACACCAATAACAAACACACCAACACAAAGCAAAATGAATATTTGGGTTACTTTGGGGTTATTTGGTGCTGGCTTATTTTTAATAACAAAAATGAAAAAATAATGACGCCTTTACAATGGATAATTAAAGAAGCAAAAAGTTTAAAAAAATCATATCCAAAACGATTTACAAAATGGACTGATTACGTAAAACAAGCCAGCGCAATTTATGCAAGTAAGCATAAAGGAAAAAGCCCAGTAGGAAAGAAAAAAGCAGTAGCTAAAAAAGTTGCAATTAAAAAAGTAGCACTTAAAAAAGTTTACGGAACTAAAAAACGTAAACCAATTAGCGAACAAACAATTTTAAACAAAATTCACAAAGTAAAGGATAAAGTTAATAAACTAGATGAAGCACAGCATAAACATATGATTTTAGCTGGAGTTAATAATCAGAATGTATTAAAAGACATAGAAAAAACAAAATCAATAATTAAAGAACAAAGCGAATTATTATTAAGATTACAGGATGATTATAAAAAATCAAAATCTAAAATTAATAAAGAGTTATTAATGATGGATATTAAAACTTTAAAACTTAATTTTTTACCACACAATAAAAAATATTTGAAGTCTTTACAAATTTTATTAAAAAAATCTATTTAACAATTTTTCAATAATTAAAAAAAACAAAATGGCACGTACAAAAAGACACCACAAAAAGCCTGTACATCACCGCCGCCGCCGTCGTATGGGTGGAATTGGTGCTGTAAAAGGATCAGCTATGACAGCTGTTTATGCAGTCGCTGGGGCAGCAGCCGCGCAACTATTAAGTAAAGTTTTACCTTCTACACTTGACGCAAGAATTTCAGCAGCAGCACCAGTTGCAGTTGGTTTGTTTTTGCCTAAATTGATTAAAGGCGAAGCTGGTAAAGGTTTAGCTACTGGTATGATCGCTGTAGGCGGTTTAAAATTAGTTCAATCGTTCGGAGTATTAAACGGTATTGGCGCTTTAGCTAGTGACGTTAATTATTCAGTGCCATTAATTGGTGCAACATATAATAGAAGCGGTTTAGTAGATCGAAGTTACACCACGCCTGCAATTGCTGGAATGGATGAATTAGGCTGCTAATACTTTTCCTTTCACCTTTATTTTATAAAAACAAAAAAATAATATACTATGGCAACTCAAATGGGCGCCCGTATGGTTTTTGAAAATGCAAAAGCCTTAATTAATAGTTTAGGATATTCAACAGCACACGCTAAATTAACTCAATCTTATTTGCGTAGTGAAGTTGCTTTATCAACAAGTGTAGCAAATTACCACATACCAGTATTAGTAAATGACACCCAAAACGGCGCAGTCAGAGTTAACGAAAGGCGCTTAAATCTTCAAGACGTCTTCATAACAACCGAGATTGATGTACTAATTGGTATTGGATCAGCTACTGCAACTGATGCAAAATTATATAGCTATCCAAATCCAAATACTTTTTCAACAAGTGGCGCAGCAACTGCTTTGTATTCAATTTATAATGGTTTTTTACAGCTAACTATTAATAATGATATGGTAATGCCAAGTTGGAGTGTTTTAAGACATTTATTTGTTCCACAAACACAAGGCGGCGTAGGTATTACTGCACAAACTATTTTTCCTATTGATCAAATCAATTTTGCGGAAGATGTTAGTTACCCAGTAGAGCCAGGTATTGTTATGAATGGCGCAGCTAATATTAACTTTCAATTATCTGCAAATGGTGCACCAGCAGCAATTCAAGCTAATAGTTTTATTTGTGTGATCCAACGTGGAATTTTAGCACAAAATACAACGACAGTAAAATAGTTGTTAAACTCGTCTTGCGGACAAAAAACGCTACCGCCGCCCGTCGGATATAACGGGCAACTTTTTTTCATTTTATCAACTTTATTTTATGAAAATAAAAAGGTTTGAATCAATTGAAGTGCCAATACCACAGTCTTCAAGTTTGACAAAGTTCTACTTTAGTGACCAACCCCAACTTAGGATGGCCAAACTGCAAGGAATACAACTTTTTACACCAACAGCAATTAGTAAAACGCCATTGACTGGATCAACACCAGCAACTCTTGCGGATATTAAGCAAGCAACACTTACTTTATACCAAGGTGATTTACAAATTATTTATAACTTGCCATTAATAGCTTTAAACAATATTCAGGATCTTACAAGCCCTAGCGTTTGGAGTATGCCTGAAATGAATGATATTGATATTAGCTGGACAAAAAGTTATATCACATTAGCAACAGCAGCTGGAACAACTAACGTTGCATTTAGTTTTGGTATTTATTACTATTTATAGACAAGATTATGGCAGTTCAAAAAGCAATGGCGACGGGAACGGCAAAAGTAATGGACTGGTTTGATAGAAATGCAACCAGTCCTTATTACTCTGTTTACGAGATCATAAGCCCAACAAAAAAAGATTTATTATTTTGTTCAAATGAAGATAGCCTGGACAATGCTAGAAACATTTTAGAAGAAAATATTGCAGCGTTTGAACAAAACGGCGTTAATACTTTGTATGCGCTTGTATTACATCCAAAGAAAGAAAAAAACGGATATATTACAGCAAATACACCTAGCCACGCAATGTTAAAATTTAGACCAGCAGAAGAACAACAAATTATTACAGGCGTACAACAGCCTAGAGAGCCAAGTTTTCAATACTTACAATTGTTAGAAAAATTAAACTCTATTGAAAGCCGTTTAAATGCCGAGGAAGCAATGGGCGAAATTGAGGAAGTTGTAGCACCAAATATTTGGGAACAATTATTGACACAGCCCGAAAAAATTGAAGCGCTAGTAAATTTAGCAGTTGGCGTTGCTGGTACATTAGGCACAGCATTTAGAGGCAAGCCATTAGTTGGCGTTGCTGGTATTGCACCTGATAGTGAAGCAATGGCAATAGTTGAAAGTTTAATGAGCAAAGGCGTAACTATTGATCATTTAAGAAAATTAAATGAAATGAGTAGTTTAAAATTGAGTAGTTTATTATTAATGTTATAAGATGCCAAATATTACAGCTGATAAAGTAGTTAATCATTTAATGTATGCAAAGACAAATGTCAAAGCATATGAGCCAGGCGGTAAAATTGAAAAAGCAACTTTTTCACCTGGTCAATTAATTGGCAATGTTTATAGTTACATAGAAATTGGTAATGATTTATACTGGATGTTTTATTTAACACCAACTGACTATAACAATTTTAATGCTAGCTATGTAAAGCACGACGCAAGCAAATTAAGTTTACCTGATTTGCCAGCAATTTTAGATGAAATACAAGCGCAAAAGAAAGCAGCAATAATTGCAAAGGATGGCGTATTTAGTTATTATTTACAAACATATTTGCCTTATATAGTTGGCGCAGTAGTTGTTGCAATTGCTTTGCCATCAATAGTTAAAAGCGTAAGAAAATGACAAATAAAAATAAAAATTTAGTTTATTTATTAATTGGGGCTTTATTATTATTTAGTTTTAAAAGTGCTAAAAAAAGAAAAGGATCAATTATAATTCAGCCTGATTTTAAAACGCAAAATTTATATGCTTTAGTTGGATCTAAATTATATGCTCAAGATAGAAATACTATAATTTATACTTTTAATTATAATTTACAATTAGAATTAATTGAAAATACTGGTATAGATTATAAAATTAATTATGTTACGCCAAGCGGAAAAACTGTAACTGGTTATATTAATTATTATGATGTTGAAATAAAATAATATGAAAAATAAAATTGTTTATTACGCTTTAGGCGCAGTTGCTTTGTACTATTTGTATGACTGGTATAAGAAAAAACAACCAATGCAAACACCAATTGCACCAGTAACAAATGTTTTAGAAGCACCAATACAACAAAACACAAGCTTATTGCCTAGCAGCCCAACTCAAAATGATTTGGCGCCAGGTTTAAGCATTGTTTCTGATATGGTAACTACTACACCAGTAATAAATAAAGACATACCAACTTATCAAACGTTATATGTTCAAAGTTTAAACGGCGTACAAGTTGGCGTTGTTCCTTTGACTTGTTAAACAACTTTTGCTTTCACCTTTAAATAAATAAAAATGAATTTTGATATAAAAGCTGGATTTATAAATTACACAGTTAGTTTTATTACATACGATACTAGTGGATGGGTAACAAGTGACTGTAATAGTATTTTATTTATTAATTACGGAACAAACCCAGTAACTATTGAAAATGTTACTTTACAACAAAATCAAAGTTTAAATATTGAAGGCAACGCTGGCGAATATACACACACAAGATTTTTTGCAAATTTTATAGGATCAGGCACAAATAATTTAGTAACTGTCAAGAAAAACTACGTTGGATAATGCCTAGAATAGATTTAGATATATTAAACCAAAAGCAAACGCCTGCATTTTATGCTAGTAGTCTTGCAACAAGGCCAGCTGCTAGCTTTGTCGGCCGTATATTTATTGATAGCGACAGCCCTAGCACTGGTTTATATCGTGATACAGGCACAGTCTGGGTACAAATAGCTGATGCTGGCGCTGGTACTACTGGAACATTGCAGCAAGTAACAACTAATGGATCTAGTACAAATGTTGGTATATCAGTAACTACTAATGGTATTGGAATTGGAACAGCAATACC